TGGCTTGCGGACTTGGCAACATTCAAAAGATTAAAGATGGCGAGCCTCTTGGTGGAAAGAGTTCTGCAGCAGATGATTTTACAACTCTTGCAGAAGATGACTTCCTTGCCTAATAGAAAAGGCCAATTGACGGTGGTGGGGGTATTTCCTCTGCCACCTGCTTTTTTAGGAACGGAGGTATATTATGAGAAGTCTTGAAATTGATATCGAAACCTACTCATCGATCAACCTACAAAAGAGTGGAGTTTATCGCTATGTGGAGGCGGATGATTTTGAAATACTGCTCTTTGGTTATTCTGTTGACGGTGGAGAGGTGATGGTGGTTGACCTTGCGAACGATGAAAAGATACCACAGATCATACTGGATGCCTTGACCGATGAAAAAGTAACCAAGTGGGCTTTTAATGCTCAGTTTGAGCGTGTCTGTCTATCCAGATATCTTGGACATCCATGTGGAGAATATCTAAATCCATCCGCATGGAAATGCTCAATGGTATGGTCTGCCTATATGGGGCTTCCCTTATCCTTAGTAGGTGTGGGTGCAGTCCTTGGTCTTGAAAAGCAGAAGCTGACAGAAGGTAAAGATCTTATTAGATATTTTTGTGTACCGTGTACGCCTACCAAAACAAACGGTGGCAGAACTCGTAATCTGCCAGGTGACGATGAGGAGAAATGGCAGAGTTTTAAGGATTATAACAAGCGAGATGTTGAAACGGAAATTGAGATACAAAAGAGGCTTAGTAAGTTTCCTGTCCCGGATGAAATATGGCATGAGTACCATCTTGACCAGGAAATCAATGATCGAGGCATCAAGGTAGACTTGGACTTCGTAAAGCAGGCTATCGAGATGGATGAGATGTCCCGCACCAAGCTAATGGATCAGATGCAGAAAGTAACAGAACTTGATAACCCCAACTCAGTGCAACAGATGAAAGGCTGGCTCTCTGAAAATGGTGTGGAAACAGATACGCTTGGTAAAAAAGCAGTAGCAGAGCTATTAAAGGAAGCGCCGGAGCATCTAGCTGAAGTGCTTAAACTCCGTCAGCAACTGGCAAAGTCATCCGTAAAGAAATATACGGCAATGGAGAATGCAATCTGTGCTGATTCTAGGACCAGAGGAATGTTTCAATTTTACGGAGCCAACAGGACCGGTCGCTTTGCAGGAAGACTTGTGCAGCTGCAGAACCTGCCGCAAAACCATATGATGGATTTAAAAGAAGCTCGAGGCATCGTAAAAAGTGGTGATTCTGAAGTCCTTGAAATGCTTTATGAAGATATACCAGATACTCTTTCACAGCTTATTCGGACAGCTTTTGTGCCAAAGAAAGGCTGTAAGTTTATAGTTGCCGACTTTTCTGCCATTGAGGCTCGTGTGCTGTCATGGCTTGCGGGTGAAGAATGGAGAACTGAAGTATTCGCAAGTGGTGGTGATATTTACTGTGCATCCGCGTCACAGATGTTTAATGTCCCCGTAGAAAAGCATGGTGTGAACGGTCATCTAAGGCAGAAAGGCAAGATCGCAGAACTGGCCCTAGGTTATGGTGGATCAGTGGGAGCTTTAAAGGCTATGGGCGCACTGGATATGGGCCTTGAGGAGGAAGAATTAAAACCCCTGGTTAATGCCTGGAGGCAAGCCAATCCGTACATCGTAAAATTCTGGTGGGATGTGGATAGAGCAGCTAAGAAGTGCATCAAAGAAAAGCAATCTCAAGAAATACAAAATATTAAGTTTCATCACAGGAGTGGAATGCTCTTTATCGTTCTTCCTTCTGGTAGGCAGCTTGCCTATGTTAAACCAAAGATTGGTGAGAATATCTTCGGTGGTGAATCGGTCACTTACGAAGGTGTCGGTGCTACTAAAAAATGGGATCGACTTGAAAGCTATGGGCCTAAGTTTGTAGAAAACATTGTCCAAGCAATCTCTCGTGATATTTTGATGCATGCCATAAAGACTCTAAGCTCTTACAGCATTGTGGCTCATGTGCATGATGAGGTTATTATTGAGGTGGATCCTAGCATGTCACTTGATAGGGTGTGCCAGCAGATGAGTAGAGTCCCTCCCTGGGCAAAGGGGTTGCTTCTTGATACCGATGGTTATGAATGCGAATTTTATAGAAAAGATTAGGTAAAACATCAGATTTCACCTCTTGCCGTGGCTACCAGGTAGGAGGTGTTTTTTTTATGAAGATAATTGAAGTAAAAGATGGCAGCCCGATCAAGGGTGAGACAGAACCAATGACAGAAGAACAGTTGCAGAGAGAGTATGACTTTTATATAGCAGAAAGCATTATCGGAATGCTCTATAAAGAAGGCAAGATTACAGAGGATGAACGACACAAAATATCTGCATTAAACAGACTGAAATTCTCACCAAAGCTAGCCGAGATTATGTCTTAAATCACTTGCTATTAGTGGCTTTTAGAGTGATATATGTAATGAAAGAAAGCGAGGTGAGACAATGAAAAAGATAACGAAAATCGATGAACTGACAAGATCACAGTTGTCGAAAAACAAGCTTCGAGTGGCCGCATATGCCAGGGTTTCAACAGATAGCGATGAACAGTTAGAAAGCCTTAAAGCTCAGCGGGAGCACTATGAAAACTACATCAAATCCAATCCAGAATGGGAGTTTGCAGGGCTTTATTATGACGAAGGGATTTCAGGGACGAAAAAGGAAAAACGACCTGAGCTTCTTCGCATGATTCGCGATTGTGAAAGTAATCGTGTTGATTTTATTATCACCAAATCTATAAGCCGGTTTGCACGTAATACCATGGATTGTTTAGAACTGGTAAGACAGCTCTTAAATATTGGTGTTTTCATTTATTTTGAAAAGGAAAATCTAAACACAGGTGATATGGAAGGTGAGTTAATGCTTTCTATTTTATCTGGGTTTGCGGCAGAAGAGTCCGCATCCATTTCACAGAATATGACATGGTCAATCAGCAAAAAATTTCAAAATGGCAGTTTCATTATTGGCAGTCCCCCTTATGGGTATGCCAATGTGAATAGTGAGATGGTCATCGTTCCAGAAGAAGCAGAAGTTGTTAAGCGCATTTTTTCAGAGTGCCTTTCAGGTAAAGGTGGAAGTGTGATTGCAAAGGGCCTTAACAGGGACAAGATTCCTGCAAGAAGAGGTAATCATTGGAGCACAGGAACAGTGATTGATATGCTCCGAAATGAAAAATACAAAGGGGATGCGCTTTTCCAAAAGACTTACACGGATAACAACTTCAATCGACGGCCTAATAAAGGTGAGAAAGACCAATTTTACTGCAAGAATCATCATGAGCCTATCGTCAGCAAAGAAGTGTTTTCTAAGGCACAAAAGCTGATCACACAAAGAGCGAAGAGTAAGGCTGTTAACAAAAAAGCTTATCAAAATAGATATGTATTAAGCGGCAGAATCATCTGTGGAGAGTGTGGGTCCACGTTTAGGAGAAAAACAAACTACTCTGCTGGCAGAAGTTATATCGCCTGGAGCTGCAAAGGGCATATTGAAGACAAGAACAGCTGCTCCATGCTGTTCCTGCGTGATGGAGAGATAAAGGCAACCTTTGCCACCATGATGAATAAGCTTGCCTACAGCAGAAAGATTATCCTTGGGCCATTTTATGATGCTATAAGTAAAAACCAAGAAGAGTGCGACCTTGAAAGAATAGATGCCATCGATAAGCGCATGGAACAACTAACAGAAGAGCGCAATACGCTTATTGGCCTTATGACAAAAGGGTTTCTTGAACCAGCACTTTTTAACAAGGAACGAAATGCACTGGATAGCGAAATAAAAAATCTAACCACTGAGAAGACAAACCTGGTCATGTCATTTACAAGTGGAACATCACAGGCTGATGAGGTAAAGGCGATTCTTGAGTATGTTTCAAAAGATAAGTTTGATGGCAATTATACGGACGAGGCATTTGAAAAGTATGTAGAAAACATCATTGTAAATTCAAGGGATGAACTAACATTTAAATTAAAATGTGGGCCTTCTCTTAAAGAAAGGGTGGTGAGGTAAATGGCCTATGTACCATACGGATATGCAATTACGGACGGAGTTGTTACCGTTGATGAAAGGGCTGCGGATCAAGTAAGGGATTTCTTTGAAAAGTACATTTCCGGGCTTTCCCTTGCTGTGGCTGGTGAGCAGGCTGGTATTCAGAAGACTCATTCATCCATGGGCCTTATTTTGAAAAACGTCAATTATCTCGGTAATGACGTGTATCCAGCAATCATCGATAAAGAAACATTCGATAAAGCCGAGGAAGTTAGAAGTAAGCGTGCGAAGGACCTAGGGCGGATTGCAGAGCTTGCAGCTTTTAGTGCACCCCCGCCTATAGAGCGATTTAAAATGAGAAAATCAGAAGGTAAACTTCCAGATGATCCAGTAGGGCGAGCGGAGTACCTGTATAGTCTGATAGAAAGCGAGGTTTAAATTGGCAGAGAAAAACATAACTGTAATTCCAGCACGAAAAAGGGTGGGAAGTACAGCCGCAAAAGAAAAAGTAAAGAAACTGCGTGTTGCTGCTTATTGCCGTGTTTCTACAGAAACTGAAGAGCAGAACTCAAGTTATGAGGTGCAGGTAGCTCATTACACCGAGTTTATAAAGAAAAATGCTGAATGGGAGTTCGCAGGCATATTTGCAGATGACGGCATTTCAGGCACGAACACGAAAAAACGAGAAGAGTTCAACCGCATGATTGATGAATGCATGGAGGGGAACATCGATCTGGTTATTACAAAGTCTATCAGTCGATTTGCCCGGAATACGCTGGACTGCCTAAAGTATATTAGACAGCTCAAGGATAAGAACATATCGGTGTTTTTCGAGAAAGAGAACATCAATACAATGGACGCTAAGGGAGAGGTGCTGCTTACCATTATGGCATCCCTCGCGCAGCAAGAAAGTCAGAGTCTTTCACAGAATGTTAAGCTAGGACTTCAATATCGCTACCAGCAGGGCAAAGTCCAGGTCAACCACAATCGATTTATGGGGTACACAAAAGATGAAGAAGGAAACCTAATAATTGTTCCTGAAGAGGCTGAAATCATTAAGCGCATTTACAGAGAGTACCTTGAGGGTAAAAGCCTAGCAGGCATTGGTAGGGATCTTGAGGAGGACGGTATATTAACAGCTGCAGGAAAGCCAAGATGGCGACCGGAGACCATAAAGAAGATTCTCTTGAACGAAAAGTACATCGGGGATGCCCTTTTACAGAAGACCTTCACCGTGGATTTTCTTACAAAGAAAAGAGTTAAGAATGAAGGTCATGTCCCACAGTATTATGTTGAAAATAGCCATGAGGCGATCATACCAAAGGAACTATTTTTACAGGCTCAGGAAGAACTTCATCGCAGGAATAATATTTACACAGGAGCAGATAAAAACAAAAGACTCTATAGCAGTAAATACGCTTTGAGCACCATAACCTTCTGCGGGGATTGCGGGGACATTTACAGACGGGTCTACTGGAATATACGTGGTAGAAAAGAGTTTGTTTGGCGATGCGTTACAAGAATCGAGCAAGGCCCTGAAACGTGTAAGAATCGAACGGTAAAAGAAGGAGATTTATATGATACGGTAATGACTGCCATTAATAGACTCCTTGCCGGTGGAGATAACATGATAAGAACACTAGAAGATAACATCCATGCGGTAATTGGTGACACCACAGAATATAAGATTTCAGAGATTAACAAACTGCTAGAGGAAAAGCAGAAAGAAGTAATCAGCCTTGCCAACAAGGGAAAAGATTACGAATTCCTAGCTAATGAGATTGATAAGCTCCGTGAAGAGCGACAGAGGCTTCTTGTGGAAGATGCATCCTTAAGTGGTGAGAATGAGCGGATAGACGAACTGATAGGATTTATCCGCAGGAACAAATATCGCACCCTACTGTATGATGACACTTTAGTAAGGAAGCTGATCCAAAACGTCACGGTGTACGAAAAGCACTTTGTGATTAGCTTTAAATCTGGCATTGAAATTGAAGTGTGAAAAACGGATTATAGAATTGGCCGTTTTACTTAGCTAAATGGAACTAGCAATTATCAATTTAGTTATTGACAATCTTATCAAAAAACATTATCATATAAATATAAATCGGACGTTTGACCGAATTACGGGGTGATGCTATTGTGTCTACTGAAACAAATGAACAAACGCAATCGGAAAGAATATTATTAGCAGCGAACACATGTATATCGACTAGAGGTTACGCAAATGTTTCAATGAGAGATATTGCTGATGAGGCGGGAGTAGCTTTAAGCCAGTTAAATTATTATTTTAAAAACAAGGAGGGATTGTTTAAAGAAGT